TATAAGGAGATGTAGATGAGAAAATTTGAGGAAGTTTTGAAGGAAGTCTATGCCGACACCGTTGCTATCGCAAAGGCAAAGCAGGATATGTTAAACAAGGTCGAGGAAGTTGCGACAGGCATAACTGGTGGGCAAGGCAAGCAGGAGAAGTTTAGAAGTACGGAGACGGAATTATACTCACGCAAGTAAAATTCCACAGAAACTATTTTAACTAAGGAGATGTGAAATGACTAAGAAAAATTTACCGATAGATGTAAGCGTAGTAGGAAAGAAAATAGGTGTCGTGAAACAAACAATCGTAGCGACACAAAAAATCTACGGTCACGAAGTGCGAATAGTGACTGGCTGTCTGATAGTAACCGCTGATGAGGATTGGGAGTACAGGAATGAGGATGGCGTTATTTATGAGCAGGGTAAGGCAGGAGACTTAATTGGTGCAGACGACCTACGAGGGAAGTATGGCTATGAGATCTTACACAAGCAAGGAACTCTGAAAATGGCTTTTGGTGGTGGTTACGATTTTGGGGAAACAGCATTTGACACCATAGAGGAAGCGTTAGAAGACGCCGTAGAACTTTTGGAACTTGGTTTTGAAAAAGCTAAAAAAGCAGAAATAAAAGCCCAACAAGACAGAGAATTTTACAGACCCCTAAGTGGTTGGGGCGAACCTGATGATTGGGGAGAGGGTAATGATCGTGAAGACCCTCGTTTGTCTGGTAACTGTTGGACATGTTGGAAACGTGGAATCGGGGGTTGAGATGAAAATAATTATTTGTGACATTGATGGCACTATTGCCGACGTGGAACACAGGCGACCACACGTTGCAGGGAAGAAAAAAGATTTCGAGTCTTTCTATGCGAAACAGTCCGACGACACAGTTATTAAACCGACTTTAGAAGTAGTGAGAAAGTTATGTTGGTATGGCGAGTATGGTTTGCTCTTTGTGTCTGGTAGACCAGAAAAGTACAGAAAAGTTACCGAGGAGTGGTTGGCTATGTGGTGTTGCCTTTGCGTTAAAAATTCTGTGTTGGACGAAAGTTGGATGAAACACCTAGAGCAGTTCGGGAGTAAGTGGGAGTGCCTAGGTCTATTGATGCGACCAGATGATGACAACCGAAGTGATGCGATAGTCAAGGAAGAAATATACCTAAACAAAATCAAGCCATGGTTTGAAGTTTTCATGGTGTTGGACGACCGCAACAAAGTTGTTGAAATGTGGCGTAAGCATGGGCTGATATGCCATCAAGTAGCAGATGGTAATTTTTAACAACGGAATTTTACTTACCCAAGTATTTTTCCCTAAGGAGATAAGTTAATGGAAGACAATATTTTTGAGTATCACACGTTAAATGTATTTGATGGGTCAACCGCAGACCATACTGCACGAATTACCGAAGACCTGTACAAGTTGGGTTTACCAAAAACTAAGAGGGTCAAGGTTGTATATAGCGACGTGACAGCCAAAGATTTAGACGACCCTATTTTTCGTGGTACACCTGCAATGCGTGAGACAGAGATGGGTCGACGTTTAATCAAAGAACATGACGAGAGGAAGGAGAAGCAATGAGGAACTATGGGAAGCTGAAAGATAATAGACACGTTCTCAAGAATGGGCAGATAAAAATGTTTGACCTCAAGCGTGGCTACTATTTCAAGAAGAAGGAACAAAAGCGAGACGGACATGCTTTGCGTTGTAAAAAGTATGCTCGGTTTTTTGATAAGGAAGCAGGAACATTTTGGGGTTTGCCATTGGACAAGCCATGGTTTATAGGGGGAGTGAAATGAGGAAGAAGTGGAGTTGTGGGTTTGGTCTTAAAGACCTAGCTTTTATGTTTGAGCATGAACGCAGACACCGAGAAGCGGAAGCGAGATTCAAAAGAAGAGAAGAACTTAAGAGAATCGCTCGTGATTTTGCTGTAAACCCTGAAATAGAAAAAATAATGAAGGAGAAGTCAAATGAGAGTTAATCCATTGACAGGCGGTACAAGTTTTGGTGGTCGTGAAGGTCGCAAGGCTAGGAGAAAGCAAGCCATCAAAAACAAGAAGATTGGCGATAGGGTTTTGGGTGTCAAGAGAGTTGTATCGGCAAGTTTAGGGAACCGTTGGAGCATTGAAGATGTTGGTCTTTATATGCCTGATTCAAAAAGGAGAAAGTGATGAAGTACATCTTTGTGAGTAAACGCCAGTTGCATTGGCGTAGGTTCGGTAAACCATTGTGCTGGATATTTGGTGGTTTACTTGTTTGTAGTTTTCTTGTGAATATTTTGAGGGGGGTGTTATGAAAGATAAACCTGTTTTACCCATGCCTAATCTTTTGGAAGTGGTCAAAGAACTGCAGGAGTTCTGCAAAACCGAGATCATTGAGTGGGAAGTCGATCAGTATTGTTTGAGAGATAGCAACACCGACGACTACCGACATTACCAAAGACTTGAAGGTAGAGCGCACTTTGCTGAGGAAGTTCTAGAAAAGATAGAACTTTTGATGTCTACACCAGTAGAGATAAAGAAAACCGAAGTCATTAAATTGAAGGAGAAAATAAATGAGTGACGGAAACAGCATGAACGAAATACCGATGTTCTTGAATTATTACGAGATATCGGAGTTTGTCGAAAAAACAAAGCCGATTTCGAAGCGGTACAGTAAAAGTGGAGCAAGCCCCAACGCAGGGAGAATACCGCTAGGCGAGAGACGTTATGTTGATATGTATTGGTGTCGTAAAGTTGAGGATGGAGTCGAGTTGTTTTACTACAACACTAAAAAACCTGCTTTGCATTGGGGTAAGGATAATGTCGTTACGCTAACTCCAGAATACTGTGACTGGAAAACTGCCGAGTTCTACACAAGAGTAACAGGTGCAAGATTTCAAACGCATCATGGGAAAGTATACATGAATGATAGAAACGGTAAGTTCTACCTTTTACCGAGGGGTCGAGCATTACAAATTAGTAAGTATACGAAAAACCAATACGGTATTTACGAGGAAGAGTTATGGAAGCCACTAGAACCTATGCAAGAGTATAAGCATGTGATGCTACGGAATGATATGGCTGAGATACGAGCAAGGTTCAAACCATTCTACAAATACATGGAAGCAGTTCTTGCGGTAGACCCTGAGTTTGGTCTGAGTTATGAGAAAGATGTGGGTTTGAGTTTTGCTAGGCAAGATTTTAAAAAAGAGGGCGACTCCATAGAGTATGACCCAATGACTGATGTATCTATACTAGAAAGTTTTTTGACAGAGCCGACGGACGACCCAAAAGTTATGAAGGACATATTGGTGCGGACGGTTACCTACAAATTTCAAGATCGTTTGAATAATGCGTGGGGAACAGGTGCCCTCGGGTTTCATCCAATGTCATATAAAAATACACGTATCGGGTTCAAGCAAGCGAAAGATCAGTTTGAACTGATGCTAAAAGTTTTCTATTTCAACAAGGTTTTTGAGTATGTGCCAGTTGAGATAGGGAAAAGGGTTCACGACGTGAACGCTAAATTTGCAGGAAGTATATGGGATGTAAAGAAGTAAAACTAACCAGAATAATACTTGACTAAGTATTATTCCACAACACTAAGGAGATTTTATGTCTACAGTAAATTTGAAAACAGCTATTTCTTTGAAAGAGTTTGAAGACCTAGCACTAGCAGTTGGTAACAAGACTTGTTTATACATGGTTGGCGAAGCAGGTATTGGTAAAACTGCGACTGGTGCTAACATCTTTGAGAGAGGTAAAGAAGTCTTTGGCTTCAAGCACTATGTCTATGTTGACGGTCCGAATGTCGAGTTGGGCGAAGGTGGTATATACATGCCGAACCATGAGACCGAGACTACAACATTCTACCCTAATGAATCATGGCGGATGCACAGGGGCGAGCCGATGTTGCTATTTATCGACGAGTTCACAAAGGCTATGCGGAGTGTGCAAAACATGTTTCACCCTGCGATTAACGAGCGTAGGTTTGGTCCACATAAACTGCACGACAACGCAGTTGTGATTCTTGGCGGTAACAATTCAAGCATGGGCGTGGGCGATGCGATGGCGGCACACACTAGGAATCGTGTTACCGAAGTGCGTATTAGAAAACCTCTTGCTGAAGAATGGTGTGCTTGGGGGTTTGAAAATGGGATCGACACTTTGATGATGGCATTTGTTACTGAGAATCCTCAGATTATCGAATCATCTTACACCGACACCGAAGACCCAGAGATACTGGATATTATCTTCAATCCGAGAAAGTCACAGCAATCTTTCTTTTCACCACGCTCTGCACATAAAGCGTCAAACATTTTCAAAGAAAGAGATAAGTTTTCGGACTCTGTTTTGCGTTCTGCGTTGGAAGGTACGATTGGCAAGGCGGCGACCTCTAAGTTTCTGGCATTTACTAAAGTTGCCGAGTCACTACCGACGTGGAAGGAGATCATTGATGAGCCAAAGTCTGCACGATTACCTGATTCTCCTGCGGCACGTTGTATCTTGGCTTTCTCTGCATTGTCGAAGGTGGACAGGAGCAACATCAGTAAGTGGTTTGAATACTTGAAGCGTGCCCCCAAAGAGTTACAGGCTTTGTTCTGTCTGTCAGCTAAGGACCACAAGCAAGCGAAGGACATATTGTTTTCTTCCAGAGCATTTGTGGATTGGGCTAGAGAAAATCAATATCTATTCTAAGGAGATAAAACATGGCTTGTAGAGTAACGAACCCGATGATTCGGGAAATAAGGGAAGGGTCTAGGTACATCATTAGACGTAAGAAAAAGTATGTGCTTGATTCGGTGAATATTGCTAGAGCATTTATTAACAAAGAGAGGAAAAAAACTAATGGATAAGCAAAAAAACTTAAATCTGGAAAATGATGAGCGAAAAAACTTAACTCTGGAAAACGGAGAACTAAGTGCCGTTCAACTTGTTTTGCGTGATGTGGTAAGTCAAGCAATAGACCAGAAGCTTGGTCAGGTAACAGGCGAAATGCGAGATATGGTAGATGTTTGCCTTGAAGAAGTCAGTCGCTTGGAGAAAGAAGTTAAAAACCCAAGTGGCGAGCCGAGAACAGATCTCGCAGAGGCAGTGGCGGAATTTGGTTGGGTAGATGACGACACTGAAAAGGAAAACGAATTGAAAGACAAACTTGCTAGAACCTATGACTCTTTGCTTTATGTGATGTCGAAGTATGACGAGTGGTATAAAGAGCATGGCAAAAACTTGCAATACTCTAAGGTAAAAAAGATTAGGACTGCTTGGGAGAGTCTTAAATTTTGCCGTAGGTCGGCAGGTGCGAAACTAACGTGGTTAAAGAGATGGGAGAAAAATGATGGCTAAACTAAAAGCAGAACAAAGGCTTGAACGAGTCCACATGAGGATTATGCAGGACAAGCATCTTTGTTTGTATTCTGGTGTAATTATGATCGGGGACGTGATAGTCTCCGATCAGATACCGACTGCTATGACAAACGGTCGGGACGTAATCTATGGTAGAGAATTTGTTGAGTCTCTAGATGACGGCGAGTTGATGTTTGTTGTGTTGCACGAAGCTATGCACAAAGCATACAGACACATAACCATCTACGAACACTTGCATAAAGAGAGACCCGACATAGTTGGTATTGCCGCAGATTATGTAATCAACCTTGAGATTCAAGACTACGCTAACTTATTATCCAACACTTCTTATTATCCTAGGATGCCCATGGATGAGAATGGCGACGTGATAGGTCTCATTGATGAAAGGTTTCGTGGCATGGATACTACAAAGGTATTCAATATTCTCAAGAATGAGATACCACAACAACCTCCAGCGGGCGGGCAACGTGGTGAAAAGGGGAATAATACTTCGCCAAGTAAAATTCCGCAGTCACATGACGAGCATGATTGGGACGGAGCCAAAGAACTTTCTGAAGAGGAGAAAGAAGAACTCAAAGAAGAGATCGAACAGGCTTTGCGTGAAGGCTCGCAACTAGTGGGAAAACGTGGCGGTCACATGTCAAAAGGTATAACTGAAGCTTTGATACCGAAAGTAAATTGGAAAGATGCTCTGCGTGATGAGGTTAAACAAGTCATGCGAGGTCACGATGATTCTACATGGCGCAGACTGAACAAGAAGTATTTAGCCATAGATGTAATTATGGCAGGTACGGAATCCACTAGGGTTGGTTATCTTTGCGGAGCCGAGGACATATCAGGTTCTATCTCTAGCTATGAAAGAGGACAGTTTCGTGGAGAGGTCAAACTTATTTGCGATGAGGTTACTCCAGAGAAGCTACACCTATTGTATTGGGATACTGATGTTGTTGGGAGTGAGGTCTATGAGGAACATAATATGCCTGACTACCTAAACTCAGAGAAACCGCAAAATGGTGGTGGAACCGACCCAGACTGCGTGCCTCTATACATGCACGAGAACGGTGTAGCACCAGAAATACTAATCATGTTTACCGATGGTTATCTAAGTGTAGATCAAAGCAATTGGAGTACTGTAAGATGCCCAGTCATTTGGTGTGTGGTTAACAACAAAGATTTTACTGCACCATTTGGTAAAACTATTCACGTTAATTTATAGGAGATGATAATGAGTGATATTGGAATACATACAAGCGCAATGCTTGTCGAGTTAAGTGTATCTAACTGGACCGGTATGAAGATTGACAGGCGTGCTTCTCAAGAAGTAGATGAGACTAAAGGCACGAAGGTGGCTGCAAATACTGTTCACAAAAAGCTGTTTGCAGGTACTCAGTTGCTAGATGACATTGTGAAGTTCAGCGCAAAAGTTCGTGCGGCTCACAATGAATCGACGCTACCTTGGACTGACAACGGAGTGAGGTTGTTGCCGTCTTCTAGTTTCATGGATTACAAAACTATGATGTCTGATCTAGAAACCGAGTGGGAAGGTAAGGTATATGGCTTTCTAATGGAATATACAAACCTCAAAACCGAGGCGGCGTATAATCTTGGTGCGTCATATGATTCTTCAGACTACCCTGATGTGGATGAGATACGGTCGAGGTTTGCTTTTAAACTTGTGTTTAGTCCTGTGCCGACATCTGGCGACTTCCGTATCGACGTGGGAGAGCAAGCGAAAGTTGAGTTGCAGAAGCAGTATCAAGCTGACTACGAAGCTAAAACAAGCAACGCAATGCAAACTGCGTGGGACAGACTGCACAAGCATCTTGAGAATATGAGTGATAAGTTGGCTGACAAAAATACTAACGGAGATAAGAAAACATTTCGTGACACTCTGTTGGACAATGCGGTTGGCTTGGTTAGTTCACTCAAACATCTCAACATCAACAATGACCCAAAGCTAGAGGAAGCAAGAAAGGCTTTAGAGCTGGCACTTACTGATGTACATGATGCACAAGACCTACGTGATTTTAGAAACACCCGCTTGGAAGTAAAGAAAGGTGTTGATGATATTTTGTCGAAGTTTAATTTCTAAGGAGAGTAATAATGAGAAAGATTAAAATAATTTTTGACGTGGCAGGACTGTTCTTGATTTGGGGTCTTGTATTTTTTACCGCAGGTATGATGTTTGAGGGTATAGCTGACTATGGTTTATTTGATGTCCTAGAATCATCTGCCATAATCTTTGGCTTTGGTGGCATAGGTACTATGTGGGTGCTTAAGCACATATCCGACGTTGTATACCTAAAGACAAAAGATGATAAGCCAGAGAAAAAAGACTTGGAGGAGATACATGATAACATCTGAGCAAATCAAGGAACTAGAAGCTAAAGGCTACAAGGTTAAACCTTGGAACAAAAAACCAACGGAAGCCGAGAGGTGCAAGCTTCCTTTGATTTACATTAAAGACAAACTGTATCTTGTCAAGAAAGAAAAGGAGACTAAATGGTAGATGATATGCTAGAGAAGTGTTATGCGGTAGGGTGCTGTGGAAGCATCCTACTTACCGACACACCATGCGACAGATGTCCATGGCTTGAAAAATTTGATAACGAAACTAAGGAAGAAAACAATGAAGAATCTTAATATAAAGCTACAGAATCCTGAGACTAAACCTAGTGCACAGTTGTTAGACCTAGCTACACAAATCAATAAGGTTATTAAAAACATGCGGTTTGAATACAGGTCAGGGCACGAAATGGACTGTTACATTGGTTGGGAGAACGTGGGACGAATCGGTTTCGGTGCACATACAAGGTATGACAATAGTATTGGTAAGGCAAAATACCTGTACTCTGTTTACAGCAGAAAATACATATCTAACCACAAGGCACCTTACTATGAAAAAGTCTCTAAGCATATCCGTCCTGTAGTAAAAGAGTGCGCTGAAGTTTTCTTAACCACAGAGTCTTCAAAAGTTGCTAAAGACATATTCGACAAGGTTTCCAAATCTGTGAGAAGGATTTGCAAGGGACATGAAGAAAATGTGCACTTTGAAGAAGGTCGCTACTTTTGGAATAAACTTTACTCTAATAGAACAGACTACGGTGTAAAAATGCTTAGGATGTTTGCGTACAAAGAAAGTTTCCCAGAGCCAGATAAGATGGACGAAGAAGTTATAGAGATTATGAAAGAACGCCTTCATGCGTATGACGTATCCCAAAAACTAAATTCTGAAGTTGATAATAATGTTGGTTGGTTTGTTAGGATAGAAAAAGACGGCACGTACAATGTCATAAATCTTGAAACGCTCTGGAAGAAGAATGCAGAAAGTGCTGATGATTTTGAACTAGAATGTGCCACAAAAAACTTTGATGAACTACCTGACATGGTTCAAGAGAAGCTTACCTTGTTGAAGATGCAGAGTGAGAACGCTTGTATGATGAATATGGGTATTGTGTGTAGTGATAACACATATTTTGTATCTAAAGCTAATATGGACCATTTGGTGTAAGAGAATCACATAAATAAAATAAATAAATAACCGGGTTATTTTAGGAGTCTCAATACAATATTTGTGAGAACCACATGACAAAATAGCGTTGGCACTTTTTGAAATAGCGTTGGCACTTTTTCCGAGGAATAATACTTGATCAAGTATTATTCCTTTTTTTATTGCTTTTAAAAATTCGTTGTTGTAGCATGGAAGTACGAGTGCCACTACGAGGAATACAATATGTTAAAAAAGATATACGACTACAAGGTAGGAGATAAAGTCGTAACCCCCACAGGCGCAATAGCCACAGTCGTAAAAGAAACATATAAGGGAGAAAGATTAATTCTTAAATACGATGAGGTTCCAGAGTGGCAAGGCGAAGAAGCTACCAAAAGTTTGCGTCATGCAGATTCAGTAACCCTTGCAAAAGAACACGTTAAACCAATAAAGCAAGATCTGTATACGACTTGCAAGGTGGTAGTGCGATGACTCCAGAAGCTAAAGTAAAGAAAAAAGTTAAGGAACTCCTAGACTTTTATGGTGTCTACCATTTTAGCCCCCAAACAGGTGGTTACGGTAGGTCGGGGGTTCCTGACATTATTTGTTGTGCCGATGGTAAGTTTTTAGCTATCGAGTGTAAAGCAGGTAAAGGCAGGTGCACCGCTCTTCAAATAAGGGAACTTGAGAAAATAAAGTTTGCGGGCGGAGAGGCTTTAATAATAAACGAAAAAAACTTAGATGAGGTGGAAAAATGTCTGACCAGTTCTCGCATGAGGAAAAAAACAAGAATGAAGAAACCCAGTTCGAGTTAGAACTTTTACAACAAATTGACCCCGACTATGTAAACAAACTACGGAAAAAGCAGGAAAGAAAAAAAGCTAAATCTAGAAGTGACAGCCTCAAAAGAATGTTGGCTAGTTTGGAGGATGCGTTGCTATGAAAATCGTAATAGCTTTTATATTAGGTGCTTGGTTTGCTTGGCTTTGGTTAAAAAACTATGATGACAGTATGTTCGATTTGTGGACTGAAGCTTACACAGTTGGTAAGGACGATGGTTACGTGTTAGGCAGGAACGACGCAACTTTTGACGATTTCACCTTTCAACAAAAAGAAGCGATGTGCTTATTTCTCTATGCTGATAAAGGCACAGTTTTTGGAACGAGGAGGTAGCAGTGATAGAAAATAAACCGTTTACTATTGGAGATTATGTTTCTGATATTGGTGTAAATATAGGAGAACAAACAAAGAAACAGTCAATCCTTATAGCCACGCCCATGTACGGCGGCATGTGTACAGGACATTATACAATCGCAACAATAAACACTATAAATAATTTAAGAGAACGAAAAGTAGAAGCGTTCCTTGCCAACTTGATGAACGAGTCTTTAATTACGAGAGCGAGAAACGAGTTAGTGAGAATGTTCTTAAAAAACACTGACTGCACACATTTGATGTTTATTGATGCAGATATGTATTTTGAAGCCGACGCTGTAGGCAGACTACTCGATGCAGATAGAGATGTAGTTTGCGCTTTGTATCCTAAGAAAGAAATTGATTGGGATAGAGTTCGGCACGCTGTTCAGATGAACAGAAAGGATTTAAGTTATTACGCATCGCAATTTGTACTTAACCTACCTCATGGCAAAACAAAAGTAGAACTAGACAACAGAGGTTTACTAGAAGTACGTCATGCGGGTACAGGTTTTATGTTAATTAAACGAGAAGTATTTGAAAAGCTTGAACAACACGTGCCAGAGTATAGGTCGTCAACACTTCAAGACCCAACTGGTAAATATATAAAACCACTCGTAAGACAATACTTTGACACAAGTATAGATAATACAGGTGCACTGCTATCTGAGGACTACCACTTCTGTGAGTTGTGGGCAAAGCATGGCGGTAAGATTTTTGTAGACCTTAACATTCATTTAAAACACATAGGCACCCACGCATTTGAGGGCGACTTAACAACTGTAAGAAACATGGGCAATTAATGCAAATAATTACAATTGATTTTGAGACTTACTACGACAAGAAATATTCACTTTCTAAACTAACTACAGAGGAGTACGTGCGAGATGAAAGATTTGAAGTCATTGGGTTTTGTATCAAGCAAGGAGACGGAGAAGAAGAATGGCACACAGGAGGATTTGAAGATCTTAAAAGAATACTCTTGTCATATAACTGGAAGGAGAGTTTTTGTCTCGCTCACAACACTATGTTTGATGCCGCTATCCTTTCTTGGAAATTTGGTGTTCGTCCTAGGGGGTGGCTTGACACTCTTAGCATGGCAAGGGCTTTGCATGGTACGGAGGTTGGAGGAAGCCTCAAAAAATTATCCGACTACTATAACATCGGACAAAAAGGAACCGAAGTCGAAAACGCAATCGGTAAGCGATTAGTAGATTTCAGAGAAGATGAGTTAGCCAGATATGCTGAGTACTGTAAACAAGATGTGCGGCTGACTAAAAAACTTTTTGAGATAATGAGCGAGAGGTTCCCTGCGGTTGAGTTTAGGCTAATTGACTTGACTATAGACATGTTTGCTAGTCCCGTGCTTGAGTTTAACCTTGCTATGCTTGAGAACCACTTAGAGAATGTCGTGCTGCAGAAAGAAAAACTACTTGAGTCTTGTACAGCAGATAAAGAAACATTGATGTCTAACCCTAAGTTTGCTGAGAAGCTGAAGTCACTAGGCGTTGAACCTCCAATGAAAATTAGCCCACGAACAGGTAAGGAGACATTCGCTTTCTCTAAGACCGACGAAGGGTTCAAAAAGCTACAAGAACACCCTGACGAAAAAGTGCAGACGCTAGTTGCGGCTAGGCTTGGTACAAAATCTACTTTAGAAGAAACTCGAACACAAAGGTTTATAGAGATAGGCAACAGGGGTAGTCTCCCAGTCCCTTTAAAATACTATGCGGCTCACACAGGAAGATGGGGCGGCTCTGATAATGTAAATCTGCAAAATATTCCAAGGAAGTCTGTGTTGAAAGAATCTATCCAGGCCCCAGGGGGTTTTGTTATCGTCAACTCCGACTCTTCACAGATAGAAGCTAGGGTATTGGCTTGGTTGGCGGGTCAGAATGACTTGGTAGAGGCCTTTGCAAATGGGGATGATGTATATAAGATAATGGCTTCTAAAATATATAACAGGCCAATAGAAGACATAACAAGTGAGGAACGCTTCGTAGGCAAAACGACAATATTGGGTTGCGGTTATGGTATGGGTGCGAAGAAATTTAGTATACAATTAAAGACTTTCGGTAAAGATTTAGATGTCGAAGAGTGTAAGAAAATTATTCATACTTACAGAAGGGTATATTCTGCCATACCTAACTTCTGGAGAAAAGCGCAAGCAGGTCTAGAAGCCATAATAAAGGGTCTATACACAGAGGTGACACATAAAAAACAGGCTTTAGGGGTTATCCCCAACATAGGGTTCGATTTACCTAACGGTTTGCAACTAAAGTATCCAGACCTTAAAAAAGAACAAAACCCTAATGGAGAATACTACTTTTCTTATAGAAGTAGGAAGGACAGAATAAACATTTATGGTGGGAAAGTAGTCGAGAACATATGTCAAGCTGTAGCTAAATGCGTAATAGGCGAGCAAATGTTAAAGGTGGCTAAAAAATATAAAGTTGTTTTAACAGTACATGACGCTGTAGCATGTATTGCACGAGAAGAGGAAGCTGAAGAGGCGGCGGCATACGTTACAAAATGTATGAAGTGGAGACCAGATTGGTGTCAAGACCTACCGCTAGATTGTGAAACAGAATATGGGAAATCTTATGGCTAAATGGTCTTATTCATCGTTGTCTTTATTTAAACAGTGCCCTAGAAAGTATCACAGGCTTAGGGTGGTAAAAGATATAAAGCAGGAAGACAACACAGCCCTAATGTACGGAAAAGAAGCGCACAAAGTGGCAGAAGACTATGTACGTCAGGACACCGTAATTCCAGAAAAGTTCCGCTATTTAGAACCTTACCTAAACATTTTAAAAAAGCTAGAGGGAGAGAAGCTTTGCGAGCATGAGATGGGTTTGACTAAAGATTTAGAACCCTGTGGGTTTAAAGATAAAAACTATTGGTGGAGAGGTATAGCCGATTTAATAGTTCACCACAACGACACAGCTTATGTAATAGATTACAAAACAGGCAAAAGCTCACGTTACGCTGATGTTAAACAGCTACAAATACTGTCTGTTGCCACGTTCAAACACTTCCCAAAAGTTAACTACATAAAAGCAGGACTATTGTTCGTGGTGTCTAAAGACTTGGTAAAGACGAACTATGTAAGAAACCAAATAGACTCTCTAGCTGATAATTTTAAGTTTGATGTAGAAAGACTAGATAAGGCATACGAAACAGATGTGTGGAATCCGGTGCCTAACTTTACTTGTAGGAATTATTGTCCTGTAACAGATTGTGAACACAATGGGGGGTACGTGTAGTGAGAAAAAGTAAAGATATGGTCAACCATCCAGAGCATTATATGAAAGGTGGTATGGAGACCATAGAGTATCTAAAAGCAAAGTCTACACCTCATGGGTTTCAGACTTATTTACGATTAAACGCAATGAAATATTTAAGTAGAGCAGAAGAGAAAGAGAACACGTTGCAAGATTTAGAAAAAGCATTGTGGTATTTAAACCGATTGATAAAAGAAATGAAAGGGAACTAATGGATAGTTATAGTCAATTCATCGCCAAGAGTCGTTACGCAAGATATTTACCTGAAGAAAACCGCAGAGAAGATTGGCATGAGTCTGTAAGTAGATATATGGATTTTATGGTAAGCCACCTAGAAGCCGAGTATGGACATGTAGTAGATACGCCTACTAAGTTTAGAGTGCATGAAGCAATATGTAACCTAGAAGTTATGCCGAGTATGCGAGCCATAATGACAGCAGGTAAAGCGTTGGCACGAGATAACACAGCAGGATATAACTGTTCTTATTTACCGATTGACGACCCCAAAGCTTTTGACGAAGCTATGTATATCCTATTGTGCGGTACAGGAGTCGGCTTTTCTGTAGAACAAAAATACATACAAAAACTTCCTGAGATACCTGAGAAAATGTTTGAATCAGACACTACTATATCTGTGTCCGACAGTAAAGAAGGTTGGGCTAAGAGTTTGAGGCAACTTATTGCTTTATTATATTCTGGTGAAATACCTAAATGGAACTTATCTAAAGTGCGACCAGCAGGGGCAAAACTAAAAACCTTTGGAGGTAGGGCAAGTGGTCCTGCCCCACTAGAAGAATTATTTAAATTTACCATCAACAAGTTCAAACAAGCCTGTGGGAGAAAACTTTCTTCTATAGAGTGTCACGACATAATGTGTATGGTAGGTCAGATTGTTGTGGTCGGCGGTGTGCGTAGATCAGCTATGATTTCCCTGTCTGATTTAGAAGATTCAAGAATGAGAGAGTGTAAGTCAGGCGCATGGTGGGAGCAAAACGGTCAAAGAGCGTTGGCTAATAATTCAGCTATATATGAAGAGAAACCTGATGTAAGTTTGTTCTTACATGAGTGGACAAGTTTATATAACAGTCATTCTGGAGAACGAGGTATATTTTCTAGAGACGCATCTAAGAGACAAGCTGCTAATAATGGTAGAAGAGATATTAATTATGACTTTGGCACAAATCCATGCAGTGAGATTATTTTGCGTGGTTGTAAGTTAGACAAGAATGGACAACCAATTACAGGAACAGGCGGCCAGTTCTGTAATCTTTCAGAAGTTGTGGTGCGTGAGGATGACACGTTTGAAACTATAAAAGAAAAAGTTGAGGTAGCTACTATATTAGGCACATGGCAAGCCACACTTACAAACTTCCCCTATTTACGGAAAGTATGGAAAAAGAATACTGAAGAAGAAAGACTTCTTGGGGTGTCGTTGACTGGTATACTAGATAATAAATGGATGTCAGAAGTTAACGATGATACTAAAGAAAAACTTGAGCAACTCAAACAGGCGGCTGTTAAAACAAACGCTGACTTATCTGTTCTTTTGGGAATCCCTCAATCGACTGCGATTACTTGTGTCAAACCTTCTGGCACTGTTAGTCAGCTTGTTAATTCTGCCAGTGGTATTCATACTAGACATAGCCCTCATTATATTCGCAGGGTTCGTGGAGATAAAAAAGACCCTCTCACACACTTCTTAAAGGAAGCGGGTATACCAACGGAAGATTGTGTAATGAAACCAGACTCGACCGCTGTGTTTTCCTTTCCGATAAAATCTCCAGACGGTTGTAAAGTTAGAGAAGACTTAACAGCGGTTGACCACTTGGAATTGTGGATGATGTATCAGAAACATTGGTGTGAACATAAGCCATCGGTAACTATTTCTGTAAAAGAGCATGAGTGGTTAGATGTAGGTGCTTGGGTATGGAATAACTTCAACGACATATCGGGTATATCTTTCTTGCCTTGGGATGGTGGGACTTACAAACAAGCTCCCTATGAAGAATGCACCGAGCAGGAGTACAATGAAATGTTAGCTAAGATGCCTACAAAAATAAACTGGGCTGAGTTAGTAGAAGATGATGACAATGTTAAGGGCGTGCAGGAGTTAGCTTGTACTGCGGGAGGTTGTGAGATATGAAGCTCCCGAATAAAAAATACGAAATTATTTATGCTGATCCTCCATGGAAGTATAAAGACACAGCGTCTTCAGGTGAAAGAGGCGCTAGTTTCAAGTATGATGTACAAGACCATAAGTGGATTTGTAGTTTGCCTGTTAAAAATATTACAGCTAATAATTGCGTACTTTTTATGTGGGTCACTATGCCTCAGTTACCAAATGTCTTTGAGATTATAAAAGCGTGGGGGTTTGAGTATAAAACTTGTGGGTTCACTTGGGTGAAAAAAAATAAAATTAAAGATAGTTGGTTCATGGGCATGGGAAACTGGACGAGATCTAACCCAGAACTTTGCTTGCTTTCTGTAAAGGGTAAACCAAAAAGAGTAGATGCTAGTGTTTTAAGTGTGGTTGATACTCCGATTGAAAAACACAGTAAAAAACCAGATATAGTAAAAGATTATATTGTTAAATTATGTGGTAATTTGCCTAGAATAGAACTATTTGCTAGACAAAAAACACAGGGTTGGGACGTGTGGGGAGACGAAGTATGATATTTTGGAAAGTGAGTAAACGACAAGAAACGTTGCTTGCAAATAAATTTATTTTTGTTCCTGACCCTAACATAATATGCACTTGGCTACACAGAGAAGTCGGCAGTGAAGCAAGGTCTAAACAACATTATAAAAAAGGAGATAATAAATGCCTTACGTAAATAAACCAAGACCTTATAAAAAAGAATACGTACAACAAAAGAAACGAGGAAAAGATGAGCAAGAAAGACGTAATGCTCGTGAACGTGCTAGATACGCTATGGACAAAACAGGCGTAGACAAAAACAAAAATGGTAAAGCCGACAGAAGAGAGGGTAAAGATATTGACCACAAGAAAGCTCTTTCTAAAGGAGGCACTAATAATAAGAAAAACCTTAGAGTTGTTAAAGCTAGTACGAACAGATCTTTTAAACGTAACTCTGATAGATCAGTGAAAAAAGCATAATGCAAGTAGTAGATAACAAAGCTTTATTGGTAAACACCAAATACCCTGACCGCATAGTTAACGCCATTGCAAAAAGTAAAGTTATTAGGAAAGACAGCGAGTTCACTAAAGTATTGGTTAACTGGGGGTTTGAGGAAGCAAAAGCTTTAAAAGAACTTAAATTTAAAAACGTACCTTCTCCCATGGAAAGAGACTACGAATGGGCGGGCGCTTTTAAACCCATGCAACACCAGAAAATAACAGCGTCTTTCTTATCTATAACGAAACGTGGTTTTTGTTTTAACGAACAGGGCACAGGTAAAACAGCTTCTTCTATATGGGCGTCAGATTATTTAATGAAGCTTGGTAAAATTAAAAGGGTGTTAGTTGTATGTCCGTTGTCTATTATGCACTCTGCGTGGCAAGCAGATTTATTTAAGTTTGCGCTACACAGAACAGTTAACATAGCATACGGTACACGGGAAAAGCGTAAAGATATAATTAACTCAGACGCCGAATATGTAATTATTAATTACGATGGTATAGAGATTGTAGAAGAAGACATCAAGAAAGCAGGGTTTGACTTAATTATTATTGACGAGGCAAACGCCTACAAATCTGTGACTACAAAACGGTGGAAGTCTATGCAGAGACTAATAGGGGAAGACACATGGTTGTGGTTAATGACAGGAACTCCTGCGGCGCAATCTCCAGTTGATGCCTTTGGCCTAGGTAAACTATGTGTGCCTGACAGGTGCCCTAGATTTTTTGGTAGGTTTAGAGACATGGTTATGTATAACGTAGGTAGGTTTAGATGGATGCCAAGAGATGATGCAGAATCCACGGTGTTTAATATGTTACAACCTGCAGTAAGATTTACAAAAGCAGAGTGCCTGGATCTACCTCCCGTCACACACGTTAGTAGAGAAGCACCTATGACCCCACAGCAAGATAAATACTACAAAATGTTAAAGCAAGATATGTACATGACTGCCGCCGGAGAAGAAATAAGTGCTGTAAATGCGGCTGTTAATTTAAATAAACTACTACAAATATCGGGTGGTGCAGTCTACACCGACAACAAAGAGACAATAGAGTTTGATGTATCTAATCGACTAAACGTTGTGCGTGAAGTTATAGAGGAAGCTAGTAACAAAGTTCTGATATTTGTGCCGTTTAGACACACTATACAACTACTTAGCGAATACCTAGACAAACACAAAATAACTAGCGAAATAATAGATGGCTCAGTCCCCGTAAACAAGAGGGCACAAATATTTAAATCGTTTCAAGAAACTAAACACCCGAATGTTTTAATTATTCAACCACAGGCGGCGTCGCACGGGGTAACCCTAACTGCCGCAGACACAATCATATGGTACGCACCTGTCACATCCCTAGAAACATACTTACAAGCTAACGCAAGAATAGACAGGCCCGGACAAAATAATCCTATGACAGTTGTGCACGTAGGAGGTAGCCCAGTAGAAAAAAGGTTGTACGACATGCTACAAAATAAATTAAAAAACCATACTAAATTAGTCGACCTTTACAAAAAAGAAGTTGAAATTTCTTGATTGATTTTTTGAACTTTGTTAATATAAGTGTGTCGAATGCTGTATAACGAAGAAGTACAATTTGAGACGAAAGGAAGTAAACCATGTCAGACTTTAACGCACAAGAGTTAGTAAAAGTTCTCTTAAAAATAAGAGACACTAAAGACAAGATTCGCAGAGAAGCGGATAAAAAAATCGCCAAGCTAGATGAAGAGTTAGATGTTATTAACCAACAGCTACAAAACATCTTAAAGCAGACAGGCGCAACAAGTATTAAAACCCCACACGGCACAGCCTACCAAACCATCAAAGCCCGATATTGGACAGATAATTGGGAGGCTATGTATAACTTTATTCAGAACCATGATGCGTTCGATTTATTAGAAAGGAGAATACACCAGTCCAATATGAAGTTGTTTTTAGAAGAGAACCCTGAAGTATTACCAGAAGGGTTAAACGTTGACAGTAAATATTCCGTTACAGTTCGTAGAAAATAGGAGAATTAAATGAGCGAGTTTTCACTCACACAGTCGGCACCAGACTATTTAAAAGAGGTGCAAGATGATGACCTTACAAAAAACCTTGGAGGTGGTTCTGGTGGTGGATTAAAGAGAATATCTATCCGTGGTTCCGTCTTTCGTTTGATGGTAGGTGGAGAAGAAGTTGCTAAGAACGAGAATCGTTCGATGAATATTGTAGTTACAAACGGTGCGCCGAAACTACATAGGCAATACTACTCCGGTCCTTATGTTGCAGGAGAAAGCATTGCACCTGATTGTTGGTCTAGTGATTCTTCTAAACCAGATGAGGCAGTAGAAAACCCACAAAGCACCAACTGTGCAACTTGCCCACAAAACGTTCAAGGTTCTGGCATGGGTAATAGTAGAGCTTGCAGATTCCAACAACGTCTTGCTGTTGTGTTAGCGGATGACATAGATGGAGATATCTATCAGCTTACGTTACCTGCTACGTCTATATTCGGCACTTCAAAAGATTTAAACAAAATGCCGTTTCAGCAGTATGCGAAGTACCTAAATACGCAGGGTAAAAGTATCAGCACTCTAGTGACTGAGATGAAGTTTGACAGCGACTCAGACACACCTAAGCTTGTATTTAAACCTGTGCGCTTCTTAGAAAGAGATGAGTGGATGAAGGCGACAGAGAAGGGTAAAACCCCTCTAGCAAACCAAGCCATAACTTTATCTATAGGCGTGAAAAAAGATGTCGCACCGCTAAAACTTGAGGAACCCTCCGAGCCTCCGGAGCCTAAGAAAAAAGCAGTAAAGAAGGCTACGCATAACTCAGACGGTACTCCGAAAACTGAATCCAAAGACTTAGAGTCTGTAATGAGTGCTTGGACAGAGACAGACGACTAATGGGTTTCCTAGAGTATGTTTTAGGAGAGAAAGGGTGGCTATGGGTAGGTGGCTTCAAAGGAGAAAGAGACACTACGCAGAAATGTGTAAAGACTTTTGAAGAAGCCTACCAACTCATAGAGAAGTGGAAATCTGAAAAGCGTAACATTTATTTTGGTTGTAGCAGATACAACACAGAAAGACGCTCTCAAGCCACCGCCGAGTACTGTAAAGTTTTTTATCTTGATGTAGACTGCGGACCCCTCAAAGACTATAAAGATCAGGGAGAGGGGGCTGCGGCTCTACGACAGTTCTGCGACACAGTAGGACTACCAAAACCAACAGTAGTTAACTCAGGTAATGGAATACACGCTTACTGGGTTCTTGAAAATACTATACATCCTAAAGATTGGAAACCGGTAGCTAAGTCTTTAAAAGCGCTGTGTACTCGGCACAAATTCTATGCCGACCCTGCAGTAACAGAAGACGAAGGTAGGATACTACGATTACCAGATTCATATAACTATAAAACTGAACCACCAAAAAAATGTAGCCTTATAACAGGCTATCAAAAACCAATAAGCTTTTTTGCTTTTAAGGGCATTGTAGGTGAGGTACAAACATCACCTGATAGACAAAAAGCTGATCCGTTAACAATGGCTCTTGCAGGAGACAAGCAAAGTGTTTTTAGTAACATAACTACCTGCAACCAAATAAAATTTATAAGAGAAAACCAAGAAGGTATTGACTACAATTTGTGGAGAGCAGGACTTTCCGTAGCTAGAAACTGCGCCGACGGTGAAGAGGCAATACATGAGATGTCTAAAGAGTCCTCTAAATATAGTTTTACCGATACAGTGACTGCGGCAAACACAACAATAGACAAACCATACAAATGCGAGACGTTTGAAAAATTCAACCCAAAGGGCTGTGAGGGTTGCCCACATAAAGGTAAGATAACTTCCCCAATACAACTGGGTGACAAGGTTATAG